TCCATCAATCCCAAGATTTATCATTGTTGGTCCTAAACAGATCACTGATTTACTTGGAACGACTGAGGTAACAAGTTCAGATTTCAACACTGTCAAAGCATTGGCAAATGGTGAGATCAATTCGTTTCTTGGTTTTAACTTCATTGTATCAAACAGACTATCTTTAGACGGCACAACAAGATCGTGCATAGCTTATGCTCAAGACGGAATTGCTCTTGGAATAGGTAAAGACGTCATGGCTAGAATCGATGAAAGATCAGACAAAGGGTATGCTACTCAAGTGTACTACTGTGCATCTTTCGGAGCAACTAGAATGGAAGAAGATAAAGTTGTTGAAGTGCAATGTACAGAATCGTAATAGGAGGAAATTATGGCGAATGTAAATAGTGATCTAGTAACAAACTTCGTAGCTACTCCTATGGTAAAAAACGATAGCCAACAGTTACATGGAATTAAACGTGTAGCTCAAGGTACTATCGCTTTAGCTGCTGGTGATTTATCAGCAACTGATACTGTAATGTTAGCTCCGATACCAACGAATGCGAGTATAACTTCTATCAAATTATTTAACGATGATTTAGATAGCGGTACTACTAATACTACTGACGTAGGATTATTTACTACAGCAATAGCTGCAGTAGATGACGATGCGTATGCTTCTGCAATTACAGACCTTAGAGGTGCTGTAACGACAGGAACTGAAGTAGCATTCGAAGCAAGAGACATAAACAAAATGGGTCAAAAAGTATGGGAAGATGCAGGTCAATCTTCTGACCCAGGTGGTTACTACTATGTTGGTTTAACTTTTGACGCTGCAGGTGATACTGCTGGTGACTTAAGTTTTATTATAGAATATATAGTAAGCTAATCGTGTTATAGAGATAGGGGAGAAATCCCCTATCTTTTATTTAAATTTTAGAATATAAAATATTATGGCATCAATAGTAGACATTTGTAACGGAGCATTAAATCAGTTAGGAGCATCAACAATTATAACCTTAACTGAAGATTCAAAAAATGCTCGACTATGTAATGCTAGATTTACACAAATAAGAGATTCAGTATTCAGATCACATCCATGGAATTGTCTACAAAAAAGAGTAGAATTAGCAGCAGATACTGATACTCCAGCATGGGGTTTCACATCACAATTTACTATACCTGCTGATTGTTTAAGAGTTTTAAGCATATTAGATTTTGATTCAGATCATAAAATTGAAGGTAGAAAAATATTAACAGACAATTCTTCAATGAAAATTTTATATGTTTCGAGAGTTACTGACCCTAATGAGTATGATGAATTATTAAGAGAAACTTTATCAGCTGCTCTAGCTGCTGACATTGCTTATGCTGTAACCTCTTCAAATCCTACAGCTTCTAATATGTATAAGTTGTTTCAAGATAAATTGAAAGAAGCTAGATTTGTAGATTCAACAGAGGGTCAAAACATGAATCCTGAAAAAGGAATGGCGGATGTTATTGGAGCTGATACGTTTATCAATTCGAGGTTCTAATACATGGCAAGAGTTGCAGTTCAATTAACTAACTTCACTGGCGGTGAATTATCACCAAGACTCGATGGTCGTAATGATTTAAATAAATATTCTTCAGGATGTAAAACTTTAGAGAACATGATTGTTTATCCTCATGGCTCAGCAGCAAGAAGATCAGGCTCACGTTTTATAGCTGAAGTAAAAAGTAGTGCAGCTAAAACAAGATTAATACCTTTTGAATTTTCTACAACACAAACTTATATGATGGAGTTTGGTAATCAGTATATTCGTTTCTATAAAGATAATGGTCAGATATTAGAAGGCGATAAAACAATTAGTGGAGCAACTCAAGCTAATCCAGTTGTAATTACAGCAACAAGTCATGGATATTCTAATGGTGATGAAATATCTATTACAAGTGTTGCAGGTATGACAGAGCTTAATAACAAAAGATATTTAGTTGCAAACAAAACAACGAATACATTTGAGATTACAAATGTTGATGGCACAAACATTAATGGTACAAGTTTTACTGCTTACACTTCAGGCGGTGTAGCAAATAGAGTTTATGAAATATCTACTCCATATTTAACAGCGGAACTATTTGATATTAAATATGCACAGTCTGCTGACGTGATGTACATTACACATCCTAATCATGAAGTAGAAAAACTTTCAAGAACAGGTCATACGTCTTGGACTTTGAGTGATGTTGATTTCACCAAAGGACCAATGCAAGATGCAAATACAACAGACACAACTTTGAATCCAGGAGCTACTGCAGTAGGAACAGGTGTTTCACTTGCGGCTTCTGCGACTACAGGAATAAATAGTGGATCAGGTTTTCTTTCAACAGATGTTGGTAGATTTGTTTTTTTACATGGTGGTTACGCAAAGATCACCGCAGTTACAGACACAACAAATGCAACAATAGAAATTTTAACAACATTAAGTGCATCAACTGCAACATCAGATTGGAGACTAGGTTCTTTTTCAGATACAACAGGTCATCCATCTTCTGTAACTTTCTTTGAACAAAGATTAGTTTTTGCAGGTACAAGCAATGAACCTCAAACTTTATTTTTTTCAAGATCAGGTGATTATGAAAACATGGATGCAAACATTGGTGGAACGATAGCTGATGATGATGCTATCATCTATACTATTGCATCTAACCAAGTTAATGCCATTAGATTTATGACAGCAACAAGAACTTTAATTGTTGGAACAGCTGGTGGTGAGTTTACTGTATCAGGGGGAGGGACAGACGTTGCCATTACACCTACAAACATATTAATTAAAAAACAATCAAATCATGGTGCAGCTAATGTGGATGCTATCTCAGCAGGTAATGCAACTCTCTTTTTACAAAGAGCAAAAAGAAAGATTAGAGAACTAGCTTATAACTTTGATGTTGATGGTTATCTTGCACCTGATATGACAATCCTTGCAGAACATATCACTGAAGGTGGTATAACACAGATGGCATATCAACAAGAGCCTAATCAGATTGTTTGGATGACAAGAAGTGATGGTGAGTTAGTTGGTTTAACGTATCAAAGAGAACAACAAGTTACAGCTTGGCACAGACAAATTTTTGGTGGTAGTTTTGGTTCAGGTAATGCAGTGTGTGAAAGCGTAGCTGTTATACCTACAGACGATACTGAGTATCAAGTTTATGTTATCGTAAAAAGAACCATCAACAGTATTACAAGAAGATACGTAGAATATTTAAATAATTTTGATTTTACAGAAACAGATAATACAACTTTTAATTTTTTAGATTCACAACTTGATTATAGTGGTAGTGCCACAACAACGATTACAGGATTAGAACATTTAGAAGGTCAGGTTGTATCGATTTTAGCTGATGGCTCAACTCATCCTGACAAGACTGTAAGTTCAGGAGCTATAACTTTAGATCGATCATCCACTAAAGTCAAAGTAGGTTTGTCCTATACATCTTTACTACAAACGATGAGATTAGATGCAGGAGCTGCTAATGGTACATCACAAGGTAAAACAAAAAGAATATATGATATTTCATTAAGATTATTTGAAAGCGTTGGTGTAGAGGTTGGACCTGACCTAAGTAATATGGAAAGAATACCTTTTAGATCATCTGCTGATGATATGGACACTGCAATACCTGTATTTACAGGAGATAAGGAGATAGAGTTTAGAGGAAACTATGAAACAGATGGGTTTATCTTTGTTAGACAAACTCAACCTTTACCCTTAACTGTTTTATCGTTATACCCAAATCTAGTTACAAACGATGGATAAATTACTAAATATAGTGCCTTATATCTCAAAGCATGGTAAGATTATTCTTGCTAGTCAAATGAACCACGTTCTTATGGATAAGGATGCTCAGTTTGATGGTGACGCAATGGAACTTGAACAACAAGGATTGGCTTACACTTGCATGATTAACAATAAACCTATCGCATCTGCTGGAATGAAAATTATTTGGGGTGGTGTAGCAGAGGGTTGGGTTTTGGCAACAAGTAAAGTTTGGGATCATCCATTAATCATAGCAAGAGCTATTAAAAAAAATTTTGCAAGACTAGCTAGAGAAAATAAAATAAAAAGAGTTCAAACTGCTGTAAGAGCAGACTTTAAAACTGGTCTAAAGTTTGCTAAATGGTTAGGATTAGAAAACGAAGGTCTGATGAAACATTATGGTTTTGATGGTTCAGATCATTATAGATATGCGAGGATTTTTTAAATGAGTTGGCAAATGGCAGTCGTAGGTGCATTAGGAATAGCACAATTTCAACAACAAGGTGCTATTGGTAAATATAATCAAGCTGTACAAAACAGAAAATCTGAAGTTTTAAAACAAGAAGCAAAAGCTATTGAACAACAAAAAGAATTTGATTTATATCAATTTAATAAACAATTTCAAAAATTAGAAGGATCACAAACTGTTGCAGCAGCTAAAGCTGGAGTTACTGTAGGCACAGGAACAGATTATAATATAAAATTATCTAACGCATTAGAGGCAGAGCTTCAAAAAAGTATAATTGAATATAATGCTAATATTGGTATTGCGAGAAAAATGGAAGAATCTAACTTTGCAGTTATTTCAGGTCAAATAAAAAGACAAGAAGCTAGATTAGCACAATTAAAAACACTTACAGATACTGGCACAAGTTTATTAACAATGAGTAAAGGTACAGCATAATGGTTAAAATACCTACATTTACAACAGAGGCTAGACCAACAGCTGCAACACCTTCTGTAAAAGCAGATGTTTCAATACCTTTAACTTCAACCATTTCTAACGCTTTGAAATCTGCGACTCAAGCTATTGTTAAACATAGAGTTACCGAAAAAAATTTAGAAAATAAAACAGAAGCTCTTAAATTAGAAAACGAATCATTATTAGAATTAACTGAAGTTTTTGAAAAGGCTGGAAGGTTAGACAATAAAGATCAAGCCTTTCAAATTATTCAAACAGAATCTGATAAAATAAGAAATATATACGCTAATAAAGCGTCAAATAAATTTGTTAGAGATACTTTTAATAATAATTTTTATAGTGAAGTACAAAAAGGTATTTTTAAAACAAATACAAGAGTTTCTACAAATATTATTCAATCTTTAGATAATCAAGTTTCAATCAAAAAAAATAGACTACTTACTGAAGCATATTTAAGTAATAATAAACTTGCATTTAAAACTATTGGAACAGAATTAGAAAAACTATATGAAGAAAATTTTAAAGGTAAAATTGATAATGATGATTATGATAGAATAATTCTTGGTATTCCTGCTGAATTAGAAGTTTTTGAAGTAAATCAAATGATTACTAATAATCCAACTCAAGCTCTACAAGATTTAAGAAACAAAGATAAATTTACTAATATTTCTTTAGATACAAGAATGGATTTAGAAAAAGATGCTTTAAATGCTTTAAAACCTCAAATCAAAGAAAATATGGTTAATTATTTAGCTGCTTTAGAAGATGGTAAAAAAATTGATATTAATGAACAATCAATTATAGAAGCCTTTGGTAATGATGCTTATAAAAATTTTAAAGAAACTGAAAAAAATGTTATTAATTTTAGTTCTTATAAAAGTCAATTATTTAATTCTAAAATTGGAGAAGAAAGAAAAATTATTGACTCTTATCCTGTTAGAACTGAGAATTATGCTCAAGATTTACAATACAAACAAAAGTTAAATAATTTTTTAAGTAAAAAAGATGAATTAATTAAAGAGGATGCTGCTAATCTAGTTTTAACTTTTAATAATGACGTTAAAAATAAATACGAAGAATTTAGATCAGCTACAGAACCTGAAGTTAAAAATAAATTATTTAAAGAATATTTAACAATGACTGTAGAAGCACAAACTAATATAGGTGTTGATTCTGATTTAATAAAAGTTATTCCAAAAGCACAAGCTATAAGCATTGTTGATGATTATAATGGTAGAACAGCTCAAGAAAAAATTGGTTATTTAAGATCATTAGAGGAACAGTATGGTGAGTATTATGGTGTAGTATTAAGTCAATTATCTGCTAATGGTTTACCTGTAACTGCAAAATTAGTTTCTTATTTAGGAGATGAAAAATTTGCTTTAAGCTCTCTTTCTATTGATACTAAAGAAGAAAAAGATAGATTAAAAAATTTTTTAAAAGGCACAGATATAACATTTAGCGAAGTGCAAAAATCTGTTGCAGATGAAATAGAAGAATTTAGACAAGTGGTTTTGTATTCTAATCCTTACAATACACAAAAAGCTAACAAAGAATTAGATGAAATTACAGAAATTTTAACTTACATGACTATTAATGAATTATCACGAGGTGCAGACGAAAAAGATGCTGTAAATTTTGCTACAGGTTTTATCACAAATAATTTTGATTTAAGTGAAGAAACTTATTTTATTCCAAGAATTTATAATAATGATAGACTATCTTCAGGTCAAATAGAGTTTATCAAAAAGAAAGCTAATGTTATTAAAGAAAGATATTTAAATGAATTTAATATTGAATCTTTTAAATCTGAAAATGAAGAAGTTACTGTAGATGAACTTAATGAATCAGTAATTGATCAAGCTAAAAGAAATGGTGTTTGGCTTAACACAGCAGATGGTAGTGGTATTGTTTTTGCTATAAAATTTTACGATGGCACGTTTGGAATTGTAACTAACAAAGAAGGTAAACAATTAAAATTAAATTTTGACGATGATTCTTTTTTATTACCTCACACTGATGTAATTATGACTATGGAAAAAGAAAAAACTATTGAGGAAGAAGCAGGTGGAGCATAATGGCAAATATTGGATTTGGATTACAAGATAATAAAAATGCAAAAGAAAGAGGTTATGATCTTTACCAAACAACATTAGGTGAAACTTTAAGCACAGTTGCAGCAGATGCTTGGAAATATAATCCAACATCCTCTTTGATTAGGCTTTCCGAACTTGAAGGCAATCGATCAACAGTTGGAGATGAACCTCTTATTGACAGACAAGAACTAAATAAAAAATATTCAAATTTAGATTTATTTTTTGATCAAGATGAAAAACAATCAACTGTTGATATTTTAGTTGAAAGAAAAAAAGAAGAAAGAGAGAGACAAAGTATTATTCAACGTGGTCCTAAAGGTTTTGGTGTTTCAGCCTTAAAATTAGGAACTTCTTTTGTTGCTAGTGCTGCTGACCCATTTAATTTAGCATTAGCTTTTGTTCCTATCGTAGGTCAAATGCGATTTGCTTCTTTAGTTGCTAAATATGGTTTTACAAGAGCAAGATTAGCAAAAGGTGCAATAGAAGGTACAGTAGGAACTTCATTAATTGAGCCAGTGGTTTATACAGCTGCACAACGAGAACAATCAGATTATGATTTATTAGATAGTTTTTTAGCTGTTAGTTTTGGAACTATTCTTGGTGGTGGACTTCATGTTGGTGCTGGTAAACTAAAAGATTTTAGAACTCGAAGAAAGTTTGAAAAAAAAGTTGCTGCAGCAAAAGAAAAAGCAGGTATTACAAATGCAGAAACACCTGAATGGAATGCTTATAAAGCATACTATCCTGAAAACTCAAGAATTATGAAAGAACTAGCAGAGACTGATCCTGAAATACGAGTTACTTTATTACAAAGAGCTTTAACTGATTTAATTGATGATAAACCTATTAATGTAAAACCGATTGCAGATTTAGACCCTAAATTAAGAAATGCTCAAATCAACGAAGCTGTGCCTAAAAATCAAACAGTAAATGTTAATCAAGTTGATGATAATATTAAAGGTTTAGATAAAGAAATCACAGATCAAAATACAGGAAGCGATATAGTTAAAAGTCCTGATCAAAGAGAATTAGATAATTTTGAAATACAAAGTAAAAAAAGAGATTTAGAAACAAAAAATTTAGATCAAGAAAATGCGGATTTAGATAGTCAATTAACATTGATAAAAGAAAGACAAAAAGATTTAGGCATTGAAGATAGTGCAGAAATACAAACGACTAAAAGAGCTGTTGATGAATTTAATCAAAAATCTAAAGAAATTAAAGATGCTATTAAAGATGGTATCAACTGTGTAACTAAAAGGTAATTATGGCAGAAGATAAATGTTTAATACAAATAAGAGAAACTTTAAAACGATCATCTATTGAAACTACAAAAGCTGAGGATATTCTTAAAGACATTCAACAAGCTCAAAGAGAGGTAGGTGTACAAAATTTAGATGAGACATTAGTTAATGATTTATCAGAAAAAATTTTAAAACAACAAGAAATAAAAAAGAAAATTAATCAAAGAAATAATTTAGAAAACGAAATTAAAATTAGAAATACAGTTGATTATGTTCTTAAAGAGTTTCCTGAAAATCCAGTAGAAGGTTTAACTGCAGTTTTAGTGGGTTCTAATTTTCAAAAAGCAGGATCAAGAGCTTCAGTTGCACTTGCTCAACTTTCTAAATATAGACAAATTGCTACATCATTTTCAGAAAAATTAAGACAAAAAAATCTGACTACATTATTTGCAAAAGCTAATTCTGATATTGATAGAAGAATATCAAGAACAATATGGGAGATAGGAGAGGGTAAAACGATTACAGAAAAAAATAAAGATATTGTTGAACTTGCAAAACTAATAGATGAATTTTCGGAATCATTAAGAATACAATATAATAACTTTGGTGCTAATATCGGTAAACTTCCAGGTTGGATCGTTAGACAATCTCACGATCCTTTTCAACTAAGAAATGCTGTTGATGTTTTAAATTTAAAAAATAGTAAAAATGTTAAAGACATCAATGGATCAGCAGAAAGAAATCTAGCAGCATGGAAAGCGTTTATAAAACCAAAACTTGCCGAAAGAACTTTTGACAATGTTAAAGATAGAGATGAATTTTTAACTTATGCTTACAACTCTTTAATTAGAAATGAACATCAAATTGCTGAAGGTTCAGGTGGTTCTTATGGTAGTCGAGATATGACTTCTAAACTTAATGCAAAAAGAATTTTACATTTTAAAACTGCTGATGATTGGTTTGATTATAATTCTAAGTTTGGTGGTGGAAATTTAAGAGAATCATTATTTGCTGGTTTCAATTATGCTGGAAGAAATATTGGTTTGATGAGTACATTAGGTACAAAGCCAAAAGATAGTTTTACAAAAATAGGAAAATTAGTTCAAAATGCTTTAATTAAAAAAGGTCAGCAAGGTAAATCTATGAAGGTTGCTGATTATATGAAAATTCAAGGTAGACATGAAAGACATTTTGCTGAAATTGATGGTTCGGTCAATTCTATTAATAGTTTTCCTGGAGCAAAATGGAGTGGTATTACACGTTCTATTATGTCTATGGCAAAATTAGGTGCTGCTGTTGTTTCTGCTTTAGCTGATGTTCATTTATATGGAAGAGAATTGAAATATCAAGGTAGAAGTTATTTAGGTGGTATTGCTGAAGCAATGACACGGTTAGCAAAAATTAAAAATTCTAAAGCTAAACAAGAAATAGCAGAACAATTAGGATTCATGGCTGATAATATTATTTATGATTTAGCAGCAAGATATTCAGTGGGAGACACTTTAAATAGAGGTTTTACAAAATTACAAAGAACTTTTTTTAAACTTAATTTGTTACAATGGTGGACTAATTCTCTTAAAGAAGGTGCTATGCTGGGTATGGGAAATTATGTTGCAAAACAAAGAAACATATCTTTTAAAAATTTAGATTTTAAATTTAAAAGGTTAATAAAACATTTTGGTATTGATGAAAAAATATGGAATACAATTAGAAAAATGGATGTAGAAAGAGCTGATGATGGAAAAGAATTTTTTTCAGTTAAAAATATCGATAATTTATCTGATGATGTTATTAGATCGTTAGCAGGTAAAAAAAGAATGTCTGCAAGAGAGCTATTTATTTTTAAGGATAATCTCAAAACAAAAGTAATGGGTATGTTTTTAGATCGTTCTACTTATGCAGTTATTGAACCTGATGCAAGAACAAGATCATTTATGAAAGGTGGTTTACACGCAGGAACTTTTTGGGGTGAAGCAGCAAGATTTATGTTTCAATTTAAAGCGTTTCCTCTTGCAATATTACAAAAAGCTATGGGTAGAGAAATATCATCATTTAGAGCTGGTCGAAATGCAGAAGCATTTTTTGGTGTAGTCAGTTTAATTGTAGGGTCTGCTATATTTGGCTATATTTCAATGACTGCAAAAGATTTATTAAGAGGTAAATCACCTAAAGACCCAACTAAAAAAAGAACATATTATGCTGCTATGCTTCAAGGAGGTGGATTGGGTATTTATGGTGATTTTTTATTTGGTAAAAGTTTTAGTGGTTTAGACATTTTAGCTACAGCAGCAGGTCCTGCGATTACTGAATTTGCTAAAGTTGCTAATGCTTTTAGATATGCTTTTCAAGGAGAGCCATCAAAAGCAGGAAAACAAGCCTATAAATCTTTAGTAGGTAATATACCATTCTTAAATTTATTTTACTTAAAAACTGCCTTTGATTATGCTATAGGTTATCAAATACTGGAAACATTATCTCCAGGACATTTAAGAAAAATGGAAAAGAAAATGAAAAAGGAAACAGGTCAAGAATTTTTATTGACTAAACCATCAAAGCTATTTAAAGGATTTTAAATATGACAATATCTTCGGTTACAGTAAAAAATTCATATTCAGGCAATGGCTCTACAACTGCATTTAATTATACATTTAAAATTTTTGCGGACTCTGACTTACAGGTCATCATAAGATCATCAACAGGCATTGAGACTGTTAAAACAATCACCACACATTACACAGTGGCTGGTGCAGGAGATGCGAATGGTGGAAGTGTCACTTTCACATCAGGTAATATACCTGCTTCAGGTGAAACAGTCGTGTTGAGAAGAGCAGTTCCGCAAACACAGGCGATTGACTATATCGCTAATGATCCATTCCCTGCGGAATCACACGAAGAGGGTTTGGATCGTGCTATGATGACTCTTCAACAAGTTCAAGAAGAGTTAGATAGATCGATTAAATTATCAAGAACAAACACAATGACCTCAACAGAGTTTACAAACTCTGCAACAGATAGAGCTGGTAAAGTTTTAGGATTTGATAGTTCAGGTGAGTTAAATGTTACAGCTGAGATTGGTGCTAACAAAGGTGATTGGTCTGCTGGTACAGCTTATGTTGTAAGAGATATTGTTAAAGATACATCGACAAACAATATCTTCATGATTAATACAGCTCATACATCTTCAGGTTCACAACCATTAACAACAAACGCCAACGCATCAAAATATGATTTATTAGTCGATGCTGCTACAGCAACAACAAAAGCTAGTGAGGCAGCTTCATCTGCAACCGCAGCAGCGAGTTCGGCTACAGCCGCAGCAAGTTCAGCTTCTTCAGCTGCAACTCAAGCATCCAATGCTTCTACATCTGCATCCACTGCATCGACACAAGCAACTAATGCAGCAAGTTCTGCAACTGCAGCAGCAGCTAGTGCCACAGCAGCGGCAGCGAGTGCTGATGCTTTTGATGACACTTATTTAGGATCAAAATCTTCAGACCCATCAGTAGACAATGATGGTGATGCTTTAACCACAGGCGATTTATATTTTAATTCTAGCACGAATAGACTTCGTGTATTTAACGGAAGTGCGTTTGTTGAAATAGACGCAGGTATGACGAGCTTTACTGTTGCAGGGTCAAGCGGTTCAAGCCAAACTATTTCAAACGGAAACACACTAACAATCGCTGCAGGATCAGGTATTACCACGACAGGTAGTGCAACAGATACAGTAACCATAGCTGTGACTGACGATCCAACAGCTCTTGCAATAGCATTGGGATAAGAGTAAAAGGATAGAGGAGATATAAATGGCAAATACTTTTAAAGCAATCAACTTCGCAGCAGAACCAGCTTCAGCTGGAACACCTTACGTGATGTACACAGCAGCAGGAAGTACAACAACTGTAGTTCTTGGTCTTGTATTAGCTAACATTCATACAGCAGCAGTAACAGTTGAAGTAGAACACGTTAGTACAACATCAAATAGAGGTGGTGCAAACAATGTTGCTAATGGAACATCTTTTTTAGTCAAGGATGTAACCATACCAACAGGAAGTTCATTAGAAATTTTATCAGGTTCTAAAGTTATTTTAGAAACTGGTGACAAAATTCAAATCGATTGCTCAGTTGCTGATAAAGTTTCAGGCACACTGTCAGTCATGGAAATAACATAGGAGTTTTAAGTGGGTTACATAGGACAACAACCAGCACCAAAAGTTATTACATCAAGTGATTTAAGTGCTGATGTGGTAACAGAAGCAAAGATAGCAGACAACGCAGTTGAGAACGAACACCTTAACGCAAATGTTATTACAGGTCATACAGCTTTAGGTGCAACACCAGCAGACACAGACGAGTTATTAATTTCTGATGCTGGAACTTTAAAAAGAGTAGATTTTTCTTATTTAAAAGGTGGTGGGATGTATGAGTTAATTCAGACTCAAACAATTTCAAGTGCAGTGTCAAGTGTAGAATTTACAAGTTCTCAATTTACAACTTCTCATCTTGATTATTTAATAATTTTTTCAGGTGTAGGACTAACTTATGATGGTGGTCAAATGGAATTTCTTATAAGTAGTGATGGAGGATCTTCTTTTATTACAACAACAGATTATTTTTATGGAGGTCATGGAGAGGGTTCTGATGGAAATTTAAGGTCAAAAGAAAGTCAAGATGATAATAAAATAAGACTTCACGTTTCTGATTCAGGTAATGCAACAGGTGAAAACGTATCAGGTGTAATAGAATTATATGACCCATTGAATCAATCGTCAGATGATAAATTTTTTAGCTGTACATATAGAACAGTAAATTACACAAGCGATAATAAAGTATTAAATAATTATGGTGGTGGTGGTTATAAAGCCTCTGGTTCAGAAGATACTGTTTTTAATGGAGCAAAAATTTCAAGCACAGGAGGAAATATTGATCAAGGAGTATTTTCAATTTATGGAAGAAAAACAAGTTAAGGAGATATAAATGGCATATATCGGCAACAGTCCTGTAATTGGTAACTTTCAAGTCTGCGATGCAATTAGTGTAGTTAATGGTCAAGCGGCTTATACTATGCAAGTAGATTCTGCAAACGTAACACCTGAGTCTGCGAATCACATGCTCGTATCTTTGAATGGTATTTTACAAAAACCAGGAAGTTCTTTTACTATCTCAGGTTCTACAATTACTTTTGCATCAAACTTAGCAACAGGTGATGTTATAGATTTTATAATGTTACTTGGTAATGTTCTTGATATTGGAACACCATCAGATGCCACAGTAACAAACGCAAAAACTAATTTTGTATCTACGTCATCTGCGGCTGGATTACAAATTAAAGGTGATGGTACAACAGATGGAACTTTACAACTAAACTGCTCTCAAAATTCACATGGAGTAAAACTTAAATCACCAGCGCATTCTGCTGGTCAATCTTACACTTTGACTTTACCAGCTACTGCTCCAGCGACAGATAAAATTATACAAACTAACTCATCAGGAGTTTTGAGTTTTGTTGATAAACCAAGTGGCGCGCATGCTTTACTATCTACAACAACAGTATCGAGTAGTGTTTCACAAGTTGATATAAGTTCTAATATTGATAACACATATAAAATTTATATGATTGATGTAATTAATTTACACAATTCAGATGATGGAGTAAGTTTATATTTAAGATTTTTTCAAGGTGGTTCTGTAAATTCTAGTTCAGTTTATGATTTTGCTTATAGCAGACAAAAATCAACTACTACATCTGCTTATGTGGCTAGAAATCAAAATACAACATTTTTACAAGTTAGCACCGACCTTGATTCACAAGATACATCAGGTTTAAGTGGAAGATTTTTTCTTTATGACCCATCTGAAACAACTTTCAATAAAAATATAACATTTCATACAAGCCAACAAGAGAACGGAGATTATCACATGGGTTCTACAGGTTCAGGAAGAATTGAATCAACAACAGCAGTTGATGGTATAAGATTTTATTGTAGTGGTGGAACAATAGATTCAGGAATTTTCAAGTTGTATGGTGTAAGTTAGGAGTAAAAAATGTCTCTTAATTTTTGCAACAACAATTCCTTATCAGCAATCACAGCTTTACCAGCTTCAATATCAGGTGGTGGATTAAATTTAATATCTACACAGACAGCTAGTAGCAGTTCAACGATAGATTTTACAAGTGGAATAGACTCTACTTATAAAGAATATATATTTAAATTTATTAATATACACCCAGCAACAGACGAAGCACATTTAACTTTTCAAGGATCAACTGATGGTGGGTCAAGTTATGGAGTTAATATAACTTCAAGTTATATTTTAGCATATCACGCAGAAGATGACAGTGAAGCAACTTTAACTTACCAAGCAGCATCTGATTTAGCACAAAGCACATCTTTTCAAAGATTATTACACGGAATTGGAAATCAAAATGATGAGAGTGCTGCTGGAACTCTACACTTATTTGACCCATCAAATACAACTTTTGTAAAACATTTTATTGCATCAGGATCATCATATAATGCTAGTGGTAGTGGTTATGAATATAATACTTACCCAGCTGGTTATTTTAATACAACATCAGCAATAAATGCTATTCAATTTAAAATGAGTTCAGGCAACATAGATTCAGGAGTTATAAAATTATATGGAGTTAGTTAAATACAATAACAATTCAATTTCAAGTGTAACTGCTTTAAGTAGCTTATCAAGTGGTTCTTTAAATTTAATTACCACGAATACAATATCATCAGGAGTGGCTTCATCTTCTTTTACTTCTAACATTAACAGCACTTACGACACTTATTTATTCAAATTTATAAATATACACCCAGCAACAGATGGTGCTGATTTGACTTTTAATGGTTCAACAGATGGCGGTTCTAATTACAACACTACTAAAACTACTACAACTTTTTATGGCTACCATAATGAAGGTGATAGTGCAGCAGCTGTAGCTTATGAACCTGGACATGATATGGCTCAAGGTACAGGATATTGTCAAATAGGTGGTGATGCTTTAGGTGCAGACAATGATCAATCTTGTTCAGGAACAATGTTTATTTTTTCACCTTCTTCAACAACCTTTGTAAAACATTTTATTGTTAATATGAACACTTTAACTGACGCAAATTATTCAGTTAATGAATACACCGTAGGTTATATGAATACTACTTCAGCAGTTAATGCTGTTGATTTTAAAATGACCACAGGTAACATTGATAGCGGAGTAATCAAAATGTATGGATTAAGTAAATCATGAGTATAATTAAGTTAAATAATAGAGCAGTAAAAGATGCAACAGCATTTGGTAGCATAACAGGACTTGGTAATTTAGTTTTTATATCAAGGTCAACTGCTAGTTCATCATCAAGTTTAAGTATTACATCAGGTATAACTAGCACCTACAAAGAATATATTTTTTTAATAAATAATATGCACGGCTCTGCTGGTGATACTTATTTAACTTTTAATTTATCAACTGATGGTGGGAGTAATTATAATGTTACAAAAACATCTACTGCTTTTAAAGCATATCACGAAGAAGCTGATAACTATGCAGATTTAAGATATGAATCTTCAGATGATTTAGCGCAAAGCACAGGTTATCAATATATAGGGACTATGATTGCCAATGCTGGTGATGATACATCTTTATCTGCATATTTACATTTATTTGATCCAAGTAATACAACTTTTGTAAAACACTTTTTAGGAACTTCTTCTCAAAATTCTACTTATGCAAATCATATTACTTTTGCTGGATATGGAAACACAACATCAGCTATTAATGCTATTGATTTTAAAGCCATATCAGGAACACTTGATTCAGGCACGATAGATATGTATGGAGTTCTATAAATAATTATGATACTAACACAAACACAAGGAGAACAATATGCCAAGATATAAAATGGTAAATGGTGAGAGAGTTCAACTCACAGCAGAAGAAGAAGCAGCTAGAGACGCAGAAGAAGCGGCTTGGGAAGCTGGTGCAAAAGATAGAGCTATGGCTAATCTTAGAACAAAAAGAAATAATTTGTTAAAAGAAACTGACTACTATGCTTTATCTGATGTAACAATGACTGATGCGATGACAACTTACAGACAGGAGTTGAGAGACTTGCCTGGTACTGTGGCTGATGACGCAACAGCTGCTGATGTTAATGCTGTTACCTTTCCAACAAAACCCTAGTCATTAATATCAATATCAATACAAATTCATATCTGATAAGCAGAATGAATGAAGTATTTATTAATTTTAAAAATTTGTTCAGTCGTAGCAGCAGAATGCACAAGTGAAATCCACAGCACTTTTACATTTAATTCTTGGATAGAATGTGCTAATGCTGGTTACTTACGATCTATTCAAATCAATAATGAAATGGGTAGTGAATTTGTAAATACTAATAAAGTTATTATTAACTTTAAATGCGAACCCATAGAACAAATATAGGAGGATATATGGATAAGTTTTTTAAAATGTTAGTACAAGAAATAAAAATATTTTGGGAAGAGTTGAAAGATGGTTTCAAAAAGAAAACAAAAAAAATCTTCTGTAAGTGCAAGAGAGATTAAAGAGTACGCAGAAAAAAATAATAGCGTTAGAATTTCTTATCATGAGAAAGTCTGTGCTGAACGTATGAAAACTTTGTTCAAAGCTATAGACGAAATGCGTAAAGATATAAAAGATTTACGTGCTGACATGAACAAAGGTAAAGGTGCTGTTGCTTTCTTTGTTGTTGTTGGTGGACTTGTAGCTACAGTTCTTGGTTTCTTTAAATGGAATGGCTAAACGCAGTAAAACAGCTTCAACTGGATTATATAATGAACTCATCGCACAAGCTAAATTCGCACAAGACCCTGATAAAATTGTATTTGTACCAGCCATGGGTATTGGTCCGATAGATATGGTTGTATTAGATATTAACACAGGTGAATATCAAGCCTATGACGTAAAGACCGCAAACTATAGGAAATCTGACTATACACCTAAAGATAGGTATGTTAGAAAGGCAGGATCATTGATAAATAGAGGATTGACAGAACTACAAAAAAAATTAAAAGTTAAGATATATTATAACAAATGAAACTTACAGCTAACATAACTCTTGATGAGCTAACCAAGTCGCAAGTTGCAGAACGTAAGGGTATCAACAACAACCCTAGTCCTGAACAAATAGAAAATTTAAAAGCATTAGCTGTTAATGTTCTTCAGCCTGTTCGTTCACACTTTGACAAACCTTTAATAATATCTAGCGGTTTTAGATGTGCAGAACTTTGTGTAGCTATAGGATCAAGTGTTAATAGTCAGCATACAGCACATGATGAAGCTGCGGCAGCAGACTTTGAAATACCAGGTGTAGACAACAAAGAATTAGGAACTTGGATTAGAAACAACCTTGAAGTAGA